ATGGATGCATACCAACGCCTGCACACCCTGACGTTTGCCGTCCGGCCCGCCGAAAAGCCGACCGAGGACGGCCCGCTGCGCTTCGAGGGCGTGGCCTACTCCGGCGGCGTGGTGCCGGCCTACGGCTGGCACGGCGACGTGGTGATCGACCTCGCTGGCCTGAAGAACGCCGACGGCGAGGAGCTGCCGGTGCTGGTCGATCACCAGGCCAGCGTCGGCGCCATCGCGGGCAAGGGGCGCATCTATCGCTTCCGCCAGCCTGACGGCGCTCAGGGCCTGCGCATCGAAGGCGAGGTGCTCTCGGCCACCGACGCCGGCCGGCAGATCGCGGCGCTCTTGCAGGCCGACTTCCCGCTGCAGATGTCGGTGGGCATGAATGCCAACTTCCGCGAGGTCACCGAGCCGCTCGTGGTCAACGGCCGCGAAGTGCGCGTCTCGGGCGTCTTCGAGCAGCCGCACATCCGTGAAGTGTCTTTCGTGCCGGTTGGCGCGGACCCGGCCACGTCGGCCGCGGCGCTGCGCTTTGCCTTCGACCCCGTTTCTCAACCCAGCCCAGCAAAGGAGCAAGCCACCATGTCTCGCACTGCCGAAGACGAAGCCCTGATTGCAGGGCTGCAAGAGCAGGTCAAGAACCTGCAGGCCGAGCTGGAGCGCGCGCGCACGGAGCGCCGCGTCGAAAGCCTCTCGGCCCTGTTTGAAGAGGTGGGCCGCGACGCGCCGCAAGGCGACGCGATCAAGCCATACCTGGAGATGAGCGACGCGGCCTTCGCCGCGTTCGCCGCCGACCTGCGGGCGGTGGCCAAGCGGCCGCAGGCCAACCCGGCGCTGTTTTCGTCGCAGGCGCTCAGCCGCGCCGCCTCGACGGTCCAGGATGAGCCGCAAGACCGCCTCAAGGCGCTGCTGGCCGCTGTGGATCGCGTCAGCGCCAGCGCGCAGACCGTGAACAACATCTGATAGGAGCATCGCCATGCCGACCATGACCAAGACCATCGGTGACTTCCTGAAGTACGAAGCCCCGCACGGCTACAGCCGCGAAGATGTGACTGTGGCCTCCGGCCAGACGCTGGTGCCGGGCCAGGTGGTTGGCCGCATCACGGCCAGCGGCAAGATCGCCGCCTTCAACCCAGCCGCCTCCGACGGCACGCAAAACGCCGTTGGCATCGCCTTCGACGCCGTGGATGCCACCAGCGGCGACAAGCCCGGCGTGATCATCGCGCGCCACGCCATCGTGGTGGACCGCGACAACCTCGTTTTCGCCGGCAGCCCCACCAACGCGCAAAAGGATGCGGCGGTGGCGCAACTGAAAGCGCTGGGCATCCTGGCCCGCAAGACTGTCTGACCTGGAGGGCAACATGAACATCAATGATTTCACCGTCGGCGAGCTGACCGCTGCCATCAACAAAATCCCGCGCCGCTGGGGCCGCATCGGCGAACTGGGCATCTTCAGCAGCCGCCCGCTGGCTACGCGCGACGTGGTGATCGAAGAGCAGTCCTCAGGTCTGGCACTGCTGCCCGATCACGAGTGGGGCGGCGAAGGCACCAAGGCGGGCGCCTCCACCCGCCGCACGCTGTCCTTCCGCATCAAGCAGACGGTGCACGAGGACTTCCTGCACCCGTCTGACGTGATGGGCATCCGCGCGTTCGGACAGGACGCCGGCATGTCTTCCGTGAACGACGGTATCGCGCTGAAGCTGCAGCGCATGCGCGCCAAGCACGACCAGACGCTTGAGTGGAAGCGCTTCAGCGCCATCAAGGGCGTGGTGACGGATGGCGCCGGGACCGTGCTCTACGACCTCTATCAGCACTTTGGAGTGACGCAAGCCAGCGTCGATTTCACGCTCGGCACCAGCACCACGAACATTCGCGCCAAGTGTGAGGCCGTTGTCAACCAGATTGAAGACAACCTCATGGGCGACACGATGACCGGCGTGCGCGTGTTCGTCTCGCCCGAGTTCTGGCACAAGCTGGTGGCGCATCCGGCCGTGGTGGACTACATCAAGAACACCCCCAGCGCCCGCGCGTTCATGCAGTCCTCTTTCAACGAGATCGAGGTCTTCGGCGTGGTGTTCGAGCAGTACCGCGCCAGCGTCAACGGCCAGCGCTTCATCGCCGCCAACGAAGGCCATGCGATCCCTGTTGGCACGACCGACACGTTCGCCACCTACTTCGCCCCGGCGGACTTCAACGAGACCGTCAACACCGTGGCGTTGCCGTTCTACGCCAAGACCTGGCCGCAGGAAGGCGACCGCGGCTACGTGCTGCACACGCAGAGCAACAGCCTGCCGCTGTGCCACCAGCCGGCCGCGCTGGTCAAGGTCTTCACCAGCAACTGATGGGAGCCGTCATGCGTGTGCTGATCCTGCAGCAGGCGGTTCTGGCCGGGCAGATGCTCGTCCCCGGCGTCGTGGTCGATGTGGACGACGCTACTGCCGCCTGGCTGATCGAGGCGGGAGCCGCGCAGGCGCTGGATCAGCCTGCGCCTGAGTCGCAGCCGCGCAAGCGCGCCAAGACGCAGGAGTGACGCGCCATGCCGATCCTCACCAGAGCGGAGCTGGAAGCGCGCATCGGCTCGGACGACATCGTGCGTCTGGCCGACCGCGACGCTCCGGCTGGCGAGGATGCGGGCGCGGTGCAGGCTGCGATCGACGACGCCGAGCACGAGGTGCTGGCCTACGTGCGCAAGGCAACGTCCGCGCCGATCCCTGATCCGGCCCCGCCGGTGCTCAAGCGCCTGGTGGCCGTGATCGCGCGCTACAACCTGTGGCGGCGCGACGTGCCGGTGGAGCACCCGGCCTATGTCGCCTACAAGGACGCCATCCGCGAGCTGCAGGCGATTGCCGCAGGCCAGGTGGCGCTGCCGTTCGATGATGGCGGATCGCCTGTGGTGAGCCTGGGCGCTGGCATCGGCTGGGCGCCGCCGCGCGTCATGACGGACGCTGCACTGGCGGGGATGGGGCCATGATCACCGTCACCCTCGACGACCGGGCGCTGAAGGTCGCCATCGATGGGCTGCAGGGGCGCATCGCCAACATGCGCCCGGCGCTGGCGGCGGCCGCGCAGGTGCTGCGCGAGGCGGCCATGCAGGCGTTCGACGAGAGCCGCTCGCCTGACGGCAAGGCATGGCCGCGCCTGAAGCCCGCCAGCATCGTCTCGCGCGCGCGGCGGCACTCGCCCAAGGGCTACGTCAAGAACCGCGCACGCACGCTGGCGCGCTTTGCCGACGCCAAGCCGCTGCTGGACACCGGCCAGCTGCGCAACAGCATCCAGGTGTACAGCGTCACCGACACCGAGGCCGTGGTCGGCACCAAGCTGCCGCACGCGGCCATTCACCAGTTCGGGGGCCGGGCCGGGCGCGGGCGGCGCGTCAGCATCCCGGCGCGGCCATTCCTTGGGCTGTCTGAGCAGGCCAAGAGCGAGATCGAGGACATCATCCGCCGCCACGTCGCAGGCGGTGTGGGGGGCGCGTGATGCCAATCCTCGCCGCCCTCGCCTCCCTCAAAGACCGCATCGCCGCGGCCGTGCCGGGCGCGGCCGTGGTGGCCGTGCACGCCGAAGACCTCTCCGGACGCAAGGTCAGCGAGTGGCGCATCAAGCTGCCCGGCATCTACGTCACCTGCGAAGGCGTTGATGTCAAGGCCCGCGAGGCCACGCTGCGCTTGCGCGTCTACGTGCTGGCGCGGCTCGCTGACCTGCGCCGGGTGCCCGCCGAGGCGGGCTGGGCGATGGCCGAGGTGGCGCTGGCGGTGGTGGCCGCCGACCCGCTGGTGACCGATGCGCGCCTCATCTACCGCGACGAGGCGGGGCTGGATCAGCCCGGCATCGGCCTGTGGGAGATCGAGGCCAGCCGGCGCTACGAGCTTGCGCCCGTCGATCCGGCGGCGCTGCCATCGTGCCTGCTGCACCAGCGCTACGAGGCGCTGTATTCGAGCTGGGCGCCGTGGATCGGCGCGGCCCACGAGCCCCAATACGAACGTGTTCAGGGCGACGCGCCCAGCGTGGGCGAGCAGGATATCGGCGAGCTGCTGCCATGACTATCACGCCTGACACCCTCACGCTGGAGGCCGCCGACTGGGGCCGCGGCGGCGCGGTGCGGCTTGGCACCGTGACCGACTTCGACGCGCAGCGCTGCCGCGCGCGCGTGCGCATCGCGGGCGAAGGCGAGACGTCCGTGCGCACCGGCTGGCTGCCGTGGGCGACATGGGCGGCCGGCCATCTGCGCGTGTGGCAGGCGCCCGCCATCGGCGAGCAGTGCCTGGTGCTGGCGCCATCGGGCGACATGGCGCAGGCGGTGGCGCTGCCGGCGGTTTTTCAGCAGCAGCGGCCTGGCTTTGCCGCGCCGTCAGACAAGCCGGAGCACACGCTTCTGGCCTGGGACGATGGCGGCTACATTCGCTACGAGCGCGACACGCACCGGCTGATCCTGCACGCCTCGTGCGTGGTGCGCATCGAGGGGGACTTATTGGTCACCGGCGATGTGTATGCCGGAGGCGTGAGCTTGCGCAAGCATCGGCACACTGGCGTGCGCCGCGGCGATAGCACAAGCGACGGCCCGACGGGCGGGGAGGCGCCGGCATGTCAGTGATCGACCTGTCGCGCCTGCCCGCGCCTGCCGTCGTCGAGACGCTGGACTTCGAGGCCATCCTGTCCGCGCTCAAGGCCGACCTAACGGCGCGCGCGCCGGAACTGGCGCCCGTGCTGGCGCTGGAGTCCGAGCCGCTGGTCAAGTTGCTAGAGGTGGCCGCGTGGCGCGAGACGGTGCTGCGCCAGCGGGTCAACGACGCAACCAAGGCCGTGATGCTGCCGTGGGCCACCGGCGCCGACCTCGACAACCTGGCCGCCCGCTACGACCTTGCCCGCCTGCCGGGCGAGGATGATGAGCGGTTCCGCCGCCGCGTGCTCATCGGCTACCACGCGCTGTCGGCGGCTGGCAGCCGCCAGAGTTGGATGCTGCGCGCGCTGTCGGTCTCGACCGACATCCGTCAGGTGGACGTGTGGGCGGATCGGCCGGGGCGCGCCAAGATCGCTGTGCTTGCGCGCGTGGCGGCCCCGCTGCATGCCGTGACCGCCGAGCAGGCCGCCATCGGCGAGGCGCTCTTTGGCCGCCACCCGCAGCACGACGCAGCCACGCCCATGCGCTGGCGCGCGGCGACGGCAGCGGACGCCATCGTCGCGCAGGTGGCCGCCGCGCTGCTCGCGGAGGACGTGCGCCCGCTGTCGGTGGAGGTGGACGTGACGACCGCCACCGTCAAGCCGGTGACGGTGACTGCCACGCTGATCCACCCGCCAGGGCCGGACGGCGCGCTGCTGGCGGCTCAGGCGCGCGCACGGCTCATGGCGCTGGCCGCGCAGATGCGCTTCCGCGTGGATCTGACGCGCGCGCAGATCACCGCTGCGCTCATGGGCGACGGTGTGCGCGATGTGATCCTGACGCAGCCGACGGCGGATGTGTCCGTGGGGCAAGGCGAGATCGCCGCCATCACTGCCGTGACGATCACCACGGAGGCGCGTCATGACTGAGCGCGCCGACCTGCTGCCGCTGGCCGCCACCGGGACCGAGCGCGCCATCAGCCGAGCCATCGGCCCCTGGACGCCCGGCGCGGAGGTGCTCTCCACGCTGGCCGACCCGCAGCGCATCCCGGCCGCGCTGCTGCCGCACCTGGGCGCGGGCGAGGACCTGCCGCCCGTGTGGCCGGCGGATGAGGCCGGCCGGCGCGCCCTGATCCAGTACAGCCCACGGCTGCACGCGCTCATCGGCACCCCGAAGGGCCTGCGCGAGCTGGCAAGGCTGGCCGGTGCGCGCATCGCCCGGCTGGAGATGCCGCCCGCGAAAACCTTCCTCGGCTTCTGGGACGAGGCGAGCCGCCGCCAGTGGCTGGATGCACACCCGCAGATGCGCATCCGCACGCAGCGCCAGCGCAGCGCCAGCGAGGGCCTGATGCTGGGCCGCGCCTTCGTCGGCCATCCGTCAGAGCCGCCAACGCGCACTGCCGCGATGGCGCGCTCAGCGATCGAGGCCGAGATTGTCTGGCCCGATGGGCGCACGGAGGCGCTCACCAGCCACGGCTGGACGACGCTGGACAGCGAGGCCAGCGGCACCGTGGACCTGGCGCGCCGCGCCGTGGCCGTGGGGCAGGTGATCGGCGATCCGCTAGCCGGTCAGGTCAGCCGCGCCGATGCGAGCGCCAGGCTGTGGCGCATCGCGCGCGTCGCCTACCGCGAGCGCGTGCACCTGCTGACGCTGCGCCAGACCGCACCGTCGCTGTCGCCGCTGTCGCCGGACGTGGAGCTGGTGGCCGAGCGGGCACAGCGCGCGGGCGTGCTCGCATTCGGCGCGACGCTGGGTGGCGCGCACACCGTGCGCTCGGACGCCACGGCGCGGCTGTACCACCGCATCCGGCTGCACGATCCTGACGTGGCCGCGCGCCCGAAGCACGGGCCGACCTATCTGGGCTTTACGCGCCTGACTAGCCCGCCGTTCGTGGCGCTGGCGCACGTGCGTATGCCGCCCAGGCGGCTGCCGATGGCCATTGCCTCCACCGCCATGCGTGCGGCGCTGTCGATGGGCGACGCACGCGAGCGTATCGCGCCGGTGCTGGATGCCATGGACTGGGCGCGCGCCGTGCACGACAAGGTGCTGGTGCGCACCCGGCTGCATGCCCGCGCGCGCGCCTCCCGCATCCACAAGGCTGGCGCTGTGCTGGCCGGACAAATCACCATCAGGAGCTGATCTGTGGAAAAGCAAGTCATCTACCGCGACCGGCAGGAGCTGCAAGCCGCCGACCTGAACAACACCCAGACCTGGGCCGACGAGGCGCAGCGCCATCTGGTGACGGATGCCATCACGCCCGAGCGGCAGTTCGTGGGGCTGACGGTCAGCGCGCGCAGCGCAACCGAAATCGAAGTGTCTCCGGGCCGCCTGTACGACGGCCAAAGCGGCAAGGTCTATGCCATCGAGGCGGCGCAGGTGCACAGCGTGTTTGCCATGCTGCCGCTGCAGGATCAGAAGTGGTTGGCGGTGTCGGCCTTCGGGCAGGAGGAGGACACCGACATCCAGCCCCGTGATTTTCTGATCGATCTGCAGACCCGTGAGGTGGAGCCCGAGGCGGTGGCGATGCAGCGCCGCCGGGTGGCGGTGGTCCACATCGCCCAGGGGCTGGAAAGCCCCACGCCAGAGCGACCCGAGCCGCCGACCGGCTACACGCTGCTGGCGCATGTGCGGCTGTCGCCAACCGGTGTGCAAGAAGTCGTGCTCGCAACGACTCGACAACTGCCCAACCTTTTTGCCGTGGACCAGCGCCTTCGCACTGCCGAGGGCTGGATCACCCGCGCCGAGCCGCGCATCGCCCACATCATGAGCGACATCGCAGGTCTTGGGCAAAAAATCGCGCAAACCGCGACCACTGAGCAGATGTTGCAATTGGCTCAGGATATGGCCCGCGTGAAGGAGCGGCTTGAGATGCCCGACGACTACGCTTTTTACGGGGCCGACCACTTCCTGGGCAACGACGAAAGCGACACCGCGCACCCAGACTACAGCGCCCGCGCCGAAGAGGGCATCCGTCCGCCCATCGTGGGGACACAATCGTCGGCGCTGGCGCTGCTCAACCCCATCGACCCAGACGCCAGCGTATCGGCCGGCGGGCTTTTGCTGCCGGCTTACGATGAGGTGGCGCGGTTGCGCATGGAGACGCGCCGCGGCGAGATCACCATCAACCAGTATCAGTACCAGACCACCAGCATGGTGCAGCGCACCCTATCGCGGCAGCGCATCCGCTATGGGGAGACGCGCACGTATTGCACCAACACTGGGTTTTGGCGGCAGGGCGCTTTCGACCCCATCACGCGCATCTATCGACGTGGTGATGAGACCTGGGAGATCGACCCATCCGACGTGCAAAACATGCTCAGCCAAAGCGGCACCGTTCGTGGCACGCGCTTCTGGCTGGACAACTACACAGAAACGTACTGGGAAGCGGTCACCAACACCCACACCATCCAGGGGTCGCTGTTGGCGCAGACGATCTTGATGGCACAAACCGGCTGGCTGACCAGCATCGAGCTGTACTTCACATCGGTGTCACCTTCCGGCGGCCTGACCGTGCTGCTGTGCGACGCCCCGCTTGGGGTGCCGGATGAATCGCGCGTGATCGCCCGCGCTAACCTCTCGGCTTCCGCGCTGACAGGCGGATGGCTGCGCATCCCGTTCACCGACCCCGTGATGGTCGAGTCTGGCCGCCGCTATGCCATCGTCCTGTCCAGCGGCGCACCGCATCGGGTTGGCTTCACCGATGGCACTGAGTACACTCAGGGCATCTTGCTCTATCGACAGGATGGTCAGTGGCTGTCCGAAGGCAGCGCAGACCGCGACCTAATGATGCGGCTGAACTTCGCGCGCTTCCGCTCGCCGCGTACCGTCATTCAGATGCAGCCGCTGCAACTGGCAGGCGGCATCGCCGACATCGACATGCTTTTCGATGGAGTGACGCCGGATCCCACGAGCCTCGTGTTTGAGTATCAGACGGGCGGAGTCTGGCGGCCTATCACCGCAGACCGCGATCCAGTGTTCGGTGGAGCGGCCATCTTGCCCATCAGGGCGGTTTTCATCGGCACCAGCGACCTGATGCCGGCGGTGCGGCTGACAGGCTCGCAGGTGCGCGTAGCACGCACCGGCACCGGTTTCGTGCACATCAGCACCCAGCGCACGCTCAGCTATGCGTCGAGCAACATCCGCGTCCGCCTGTTGCTGGAAGACTTCGACCCGGCAGCCGGGCACACCGTCGCGTGTCAGATCCTTGCTGGCAGCACCGCCATCAACCCGTCCACCACGCGCGACGATATCGTCGATGGCCGCAGCCGCTGGCGCGAATATCGCTTTGCGCCCGCCACGCCACTGAGCAGCTACCGCATCCGCATCAGCGGCAACGGCGTCACGGCCACCGCTCCATGGCATGTGGCCGAGCGCTACGACCTGGCACTGTGACGGGAGACTGAGCGATGCCCGTGCGCTTTCCCGCCTACCGCATGCGCGATGGCATCACGCCGCTGGCGGAGGATTATTTCAACCCGGTGCTGGCCGACATCGACGCGCGTATCGCGCAGCTCGAAGACCAGCGCGCCAGTCTTCAAGGCGTGATCGATGATCTCACCGCCTTTGGCCTGCAGCGCATCGACGTGCTGGTCGGGCCGGCCATCGCCCAGACGCAGGCCACGCTCGATGCGCTGCAAGAGCTGCGTGCCGACCTGGAAGCCGCCATCGGCAACGTCGGCAACCTGGCCACGCAGGCGCAGCTTGATGCGGCCATCGCCACAGAGCAGGCTGCGCGGCAGGCCGCCATCGCCGCCGAGCAGACGGCGCGGCAGGCGCTGGCTGACCGAATCAGCACCATCGAAACCCTGGTGTTTGCAGCCCTGTAAGGAGTCGCCATGAGTTATACCCAGTTTCGCAACAATTACCTGACTGAGGCGGAAAACCGTCTCGCGGCGGTCAATATCAGTACCGCCACCACCAACGAGCTGCTCGCCGCCGGGGCGCTGTACAAAATGGCGGCCGCCATCGCCGAGGCCGACCTGATCGGCCCATCGGCGCTGCGGCTGCTCGAATTGATGAGCGGCGGGCAGCTACAGACCTGGCTGCAGGACGCCGCCAACCGCGAAACCTTCGAGCGCATCCTGTCCAGCCCCGAGGCGATGCGGGCTGTGGCAGCCAGCAGCACGGCGATGCAGGCTGTGGCAGCCAGCAGCACGGCGATGCAGGCGGTGGCGGCCAGCAGCACGGCGATGAGTGCGTTGCTGGCGAACAGCGCAGCGTGGAACACGGTCGTGGCCAGCAGCACGGCGATGACGGCGGTGGCGGCCAGCAGCACGGCGATGCAGGCGGTGGCGGCCAGCAGCACGGCGATGAGTGCGTTGCTGGCGAACAGCGCAGCGTGGAACACGGTCGTGGCCAGCAGCACGGCGATGCAGGCGGTGGCGGCCAGCAGCACGGCGATGCAGGCGGTGGCGGCCAGCAGCACGGCGATGAGTGCGTTGCTGGCGAACAGCGCAGCGTGGAACACGGTCGTGGCCAGCAGCACGGCGATGCAGGCGGTGGCGGCCAGCAGCACGGCGATGCAGGCGGTGGCGGCCAGCAGCACGGCGATGACGGCGGTGGCGGCCAGCAGCACGGCGATGCAGGCGGTGGTGGCCAGCAGCACGGCGATGCAGGCGGTGGCGGCCAGCAGCACGGCGATGACGGCGGTGGCGGCCAGCAGCACGGCGATGCAGGCGGTGGTGGCCAGCCAAACCGCGCTGGCGGCGATCCGCCAGTCCTCGACCGCCATCAGCGCGATCAACGCCAACGCGCAGGCGCTGGACATCCTCTACGCCGCAGCCACCAAGTTCACCTACTCCGGCGGCAGCTGGAGCACCAACCCGGCTACGCTGGTCACGGGCAACTTCCTGCTGGTGCGCATCCGGCAGACCGCCAACCAGGCCGGCTGGGGCGACGGCACGACCAACGGCCAATACATCCGCATCGGCGGCAGCAGCTGGACGGCCACCAATGGGCAATCGACAAACAACCTTATCAACAGAACCACGCTGCCGCACGTCTACGACAACGCGCTGCGACCGGTGAATAACACCACGATCCAGTACTACCTGCACAACAGCTACGAAATCGCCTATCTGGCGGCTTAAGGGGGTGAGCAATGAAGCTGATTTTCGACGAAGCCACACGCGCCTGCATCGGCGCGGTCGAGGGGCCGTGGCATGGCGGCGGCCTGGTGGTGGAGGTGGATGCCTTGCCGGATGACCTGTCCATCCTGTCGCTCTCGGATGAGGGCGAGATCGTGGCCGATGAAACCGTGGCGCTAGCCCGCGCCAAGACCGCCCGCATTGCCGAGATCAAGCGCCAAGCAGCTGGGCTGATCGCCGCCCTGCAATGGCGCATCGAGCGCGCCGAGGAGCGCGACCGGCTGGGGCTGCCCGGCGAGACCGTCGAAGAGGTGTTTCTGGAGCGCGAGGCGATTCGCCGCGCGTCGAACCGCTGCGAGGCCGAGGTCGAGGCCGCGCTGGACGTGCAGGCGGTGCAGGCGGTGCAGTTTGCCGTGACCGAGGCTGACCGCGCCATCCCGCAGCGCCTGACACGGCTGGAGTTCCTGCGCCGCTTCACGGACGAGGAGATGCAGTCTATCGTCGCGGCGGCAGACACCTCGCCTGCACTCAAAGCCGCGCTGCTCAAGTGGCAGACCGCCGAAGGCATCGTGCTGACCGACCCGGCCACCGTGGCTGGCGTCCAGGCGCTGGAGATTGCTGGGTTGATCGCGCCGGGCCGCGCCGAAGCCATCCTCACCCCACCCAACCCCACCTGACCAGGAGGACACATCATGCCTACCGCCTTTCACCACGGCGTCGAGGTCATCGAGATCGACGACGGTTTGCGACCCATTCAGACGGCTCGATTCAGCGTCATCGGGCTGGTCGGCACAGCGCCCGACGCGCAAGCGTCGGTGTTTCCGCTCAACACGCCGGTGCTGGTCGCCACCCCGCGCAGCGCCGCCGGCCTAGGCAATACCGGTACGCTGCCGCAGGCGATCAAAGCCATCCACGCGCAGGGCTACGCCCCGCCCATCGTCGTCATCCGCGTGCCCGATGTGGCCGACAATCCATCCACCGCGACTGTCGACGAGCGCCTGGCCGCCGTCGTCGGCGGCATCGACACCGGCAGCGGCGCACGCACCGGCATCGCCGCGCTGGAGACCGCGCGCTCGGTGCTGGGCGTGGTGCCGCGCGTGCTGCTGGTGCCGGGCTTCACGCAGTACAAGCTGGTGGCTGACGCTCTGATCGCACAGGCGGAAAAACTCCGCGCCGTGGCGCTGATCGACGGGCCGAACAGCACGACGGCCGCCGCGATCGCCTACCGCGCGCAGTTCGACTCCAGCCGCGCCTACCTCATCGACCCCTGGGCGGTGGCCGATGGCGACGTGGTGCCGGTCAGCCCCCATGTGGCCGGGCTGATCGCCAAGATCGACAACGAGCGCGGGTTCTGGCACTCGCCATCGAACAACCCGCTCTTGGGCATCGAGCGCCCGGCGCGGCCGATCGACTTTGGCCTCGGGCGCGTGGACTCCGAAGCGAACCTGCTCAACGAACCCGGCGTGGCCACACTCATCACCGAGCAGGGCATCCGCCTGTGGGGCAACCGCACCTGCTCGTCCGACCCGAAGTGGGCGTTTCTGTCGGTGCGGCGCACCGCCGACATGATCCACGAGTCGCTGCTGCAGGCCCACCTGTGGGCGGTGGACCGCGCCATCGGTAAGGCCTATGTGCGCGATGTGCAAGAGTCGGTCAACGCCTACCTGCGGCACTTGAAGAGCGTGGGCGCCATCCTGGGCGGGCGCTGCTGGCTGGATGATGAGCTCAACAGCCCGGCCAACATCGCCGCCGGGCGCGTGTACTTCGACTTCGATTTCACGCCGCCCGCGCCCGCCGAGCGCGTGACCTTCCGCTCGCACCTGGTGGCCGACTACGCCGCCGAGCTCTTTGCCGCCTGATAGGAGACGATCATGGCCATCCAGCACATTCTCGCCAACCTCAACGCCTTCGTGGCTGGCAAAGGCTACCTGGGCCGCGTGACGGAGTTCACCCCGCCCAAACTCGCCCCCATCGTGCGCGAGTACAAGGCGGGCGGCATGGGGGCAGAAGTCGCCGTCCCAATGGGCGCGGTGGAAAAGCTGGAATGCTCCTTCACCCTTACCGGCTACGACCCCGACGTGCTGGCGCAGTTTGCCGTGGTGCCCGGGCGGCTGGTGCAGCTGCGCTTTACCGGCGCGCTGGTTGACTACGACGGCACCTGCCGCCCGATCGAGATCACCCTGCGCGCGGTGCTGGCCTTCGAGCCGGACGCGTGGAAGCCCACCGAGGCCTCCGACCTCAAGATCACGGCCATGTGCCACTACTACAAGCTGGACATCGAAGGCCGCACGCTGCACGAGCTCGACCCGGTCAACATGGTGGCCGTGATCAACGGGCAGGATCAGCTGCAGGCCGTGCGCGCCGCGCTGGGGGTGTGACATGGACACCGTGACCGTCACCGTGCTGGTGGGCGGCTGGTGGCTGCCGGGCCGCCACCTCGCCGCTGGCGACACCCTCACGCTCGATGCCGCCACCGCCGAGGCCCTGGCCCGGCGCGGCATCGTGCGACTGCCCGATGCGGTCACCGGCGCCAGCCAGCCTGATGAAGTCGTCGCCTCGAATGCGAACAAACCGGCCCGCAAACGGGCGAAAAAGGAGGATTGAATGGATCAACAACCTGCAACCATGGCACCGCAAACCGTGCGCGTGCAGCTCTCAAGCCCCATCGAAATCAATGGGGCGAAGGTCGGCTACATCACCATGCGCGAGCCGGTGTGGGACGACATCATTGCAGCCCGGCGCAACCGCACGGCGGACGAGGCCGAGCGCGATGTGCTGCTGTTTGCCTCGCTCACCGAGACCCCGCCCGAGGTGATCCGCCGTCTGCCACTGCGGGATGTGAAGCGGCTGCAAAAGGCGTTCGATGAGCTGTCGGGTGAGGATTTTTTGCCTTGAGCGAGCAGGCCGCGCGCGAGGTCGTGCTGTGGCTGTGCCAGCAGTGCCGCCTGAGTCTGCCGCAAGCACTGGCGATGCCGCTGGCGGAGTCGGCGCGCTGGCTCAAGGCCGCGCGCGCGGTGGCCGAGCGGCAATCAGCCGCCACAGCTCGATGATTGGCTCCAGCACGATGGAGGCGGCCATGAGCGCGGCGCTGGCCATGCGCAGCGCCAGCCACAGGGCGGAGAACACCGGCACAAGCAGGATGGATGCCAGCAGGATGAAGGCCGCCGTCCATAGCAGGGCCTGCTCCCACCACGCCCCCGGCATCGGCTCGCCGAAGGCGATGGCGATGGCCAGCGCGAGCAAGGCACTGAGCGTCCACGCCGCCCCGAGTAGCCGCTCGGGGCTGATGACCGCGTTGTCGATGCGATAGACCAGCCGGGACAGGGCCATGGATACCTCCGTCAAAATCGTTCTGAGTGCCGTCGGGGCCGGGGCGGTATCGGGTGCGATCAAGTCGATTGCCAGCGAGGCCGACCGATCCTATCGCATCTTGCAGCGCCGACAGGATGAGGTCAAATCCAAGTATCGCACGCTGGCCGACAGCGTGAGCTGGTTTGGCCGCCGTGCGCAGTCGGCCACCGACATGACCATCCGGCGCATGGCCGTGCTGCGCCGGCAGGTTGAGGGGGTGCGCGCCGAAATGCGCAAGCTCGCCATGCAAGACTTGCAGTCGCGCTGGACCGACCTGGTGGCCGCAGGCGGCAGCCTCATGGCCGCACGCGGCGTGGTGGCGGCCCAGGCGCGCTCGGAAGCGGCGCTGCGCGACATCGCCATCACCGTGGGGGTGGCGCGCACGACGGATGAGGCACGGCTTGGCTCCATCGTGGAGCAGACGGCGCGCCAGACCCGGTTGTCGCTGGAGGAGGTGCGCACCGGCATGGCGCGGCTGGCGGCCGGCGGAGTGTCGGATGTGGCCGAGTTCGGCCGCATGATGCCGGAAGTGGCCCGTGCGGCCAAGGCGTGGCGCGCCACCACCGAGGACATGGCCGCGCTGGCACTGGTGGCTCGCGACACGCTGGGTATCGCGGACGCGCGGCGCGCGTTCAACATCGTGGGCACCGGCGGCAAGCTGGGCGAGTTCGAAATCCCCGACATGACCCGCTACCTGCCTTCGCTGGCCCCGCAGCTGGCCGCCATCGGCTTGCGCGGCGAGAAGGGCCTGGCCCAGGGCGTGGGCTATTTGCAGGCTTCGCGCCGTGGCGCGGGCACCGCCGAGGAGGCCGCTACCAACTTCGCCAACTTCCTCGCCAAGGTCACCAGCCGGGAGTTTGCCGACCGCTGGAAAGACCTGACCGGCCGCAATCTGGCGCACGATCAGGCGCGGCTCGTAGCCAAGGGCTATGACGCCGTCGGGGCCACCCTGAAGCTGATCGAGACCTACATGAAGCGTCAGGGCAAAGGCGAGCTCATGACCAAGCTGGCCAAGGGGACGGACGCCGATGCGCAAGCCGCCATCGCCGAGCTGCAACAGGCGCACGGCCTGGGCGAGCTCTTTACCGACATGCAGGCGGCCAAGTTCATCCGCGCTGCGCTCATGTACCGCGAGTTGCAGCAGAAGGTGACCCGCGAAGCGCTCCAAGGCAACCCGCTCGACGAGGACTTCGCCCACGCCATCGACACCACCGAATCGGCCACCAAGCGGCTGGCGGTGGCTTGGGAAGGACTCACCTCGCGCATCGGGCGCGCTATCAAGCCAGTGACCGACGCGCTGCTCGGCGCGGGTGCAGTCACGCTCGAGTGGGTGAGCGGCCTCATGGACGCCTTCCCGCGCGCAACGCAAGTACTGGTCACCCTAGGGGCTGCCGCGGCCGGCTATTTCACCGCCATGCGCGCGTTTAGCGTCGCCTCGGCTGCCGCCCGCGTGATGGGGCTCTCGCTGTCGTTTGGCAAGGTCACGATGGCGGTGACGCTGTTGAAGACGGCGGTCGGCAGGGCCACGGCGGCGCTGGGTAGCATGGCCGCTGGCGCGCTGGCGCGCGTCATCAGCATGGGCGGCGTGCTTGCCGCCGGGGGCAGCAAGCTTGCGGTGATGGCGGGCGCGGTCGGCTCGGCAATTGCCTCGGCCGCCGGGGTGGCGGGCCGGGCTATTCTGTGGCTTGGGCGCGCCGTGCTCCTCAACCCCATTGGCCTCACGCTCACCGCCATCGCCGGGGCGGCGTATCTGGTCTGGCGCAACTGGGAGACCATTGGCCCGAAGCTCGCCGCCGTGTGGGGGACGGTCAAGGGCGCATTTTCCTCGGCCTGGCAGTGGATCAGCGCGATGCCTGGCCAGATGCTCGCCATTGGCCGCCAGATCATCGACGGGCTACTCGCCGGTATGCGAGAGCGCTGGGCGGCCCTCAAAGAGGGCGTGAGCAACATCGGCAGCAACATTGCCGACTGGTTCAAGGACAAGCTCGGCATCCGCTCGCCGTCCCGTGTCTTTGCCGAGCTTGGCGGCCACCTGATGGGTGGCCTGCAGCTTGGCATCGAGCGCTCGTCCGGCCGGCCTCTGGCGGCCATGCGCACGGTGGCCAGCGCGCTTGCGGTGCCGATGGCGGCCGGCGCGCTTGCGGTGCCGATGGCGGCCGGCGCGCTTGCGGTGCCGATGGCGGCCGGCGCGATGGCGCTTGGCTCAGCAGGCGCTGCAACTGCTGGCGGCATGCCCGCTGCGCCGATCCAAATCACCGTCAACCTCAACGGCCCGGCCAGCCCCGAAGCCGCGCAGGACGTCGCCGCCGCCGTGCGCCGCGAGGTCGAGCGGGCACTGGCCGAGGCTGGCCGCCGCGAGCAGCTCGCCCGCCGCGCCGCGCTCATTGATGGAGGAATGGCCTGATGGATGTGCTCATGACGCTTGGCGACGGCGCGCAGGTGTTCCGCTTCGCCGTTGACACCGCCGCCTACCAGTCGCTCTCGCGCCGCACTGAGTGGCGCTGGCCGGCGCAGGATCGGCTGTGGAGCGAGCCGGCGCGCCAGTTCACCGGGCGCGGCACTGACGAGATCACGATAGAAGGCGTCATCCTGCCGGCCTTTCGCGGCGGCCTGCAGCAGATGAAGGCCATGCGAGAGCTGGCCGATGCCGCGCTCAAAGACGGCAGCGCCGCGCGCCCGCTGATGCTGACCACCGGCTACGGCGACGTGCTGGGCGAGTGGGTCATCACCGGCCTGGAGGAAGAGCAGCCGGTCATCGGCCCATCCGGCGCGCCGCTGGAGCAGCGCTTTCGCCTCACGCTGGCCGCCTACGCGAGGGACACCGCATGATGCCCACCTACACCGTCAAGCGCGACGGCGAGCGCCTCGACCTCATCTGCTATCGCTGGTATGGCACGCTCGCAGGCCGCGCCGTCGAGCGCGTGCTGGAGGCCAATCCTGGCCTGGCCGCGCGCGACCCGGTCAACCTGCCGGCGCGCACGTCCATCGCCATGCCGCCCGCGCCTGCGCGCGCAACGCCTGCGCCGAGGATCATCTGATGCGCCCGGTGTTCTACCTCTTCAGCGTGGACGGCGCCGACCTCACCGACACGCTGATGGATCGCGTGACACGGCTGACCGTCGTGGACGCCGAAGGGCTGGCCAGCGACACGCTGGAAGTCGAGCTCGACGACCGCGGCCAGCGCATCCAGCTGCCGGCATCTGGCGACCGGCTGCGCCTGCTGCTGGGGTATCTGGAGCGCCCGCCCGTGCCCACCATCGGCGACTTCGTGGTGGACGAAGTGCGTCTGTCCGGGCCGCCGCTGACCATCTCGTTTTCCGCTAAGGGCGCGGACATGGTGCGCACATCGGTCAAAGCCCCGCGCATCGATGCCGGCGACGACGACACGCTGGACAAGCTTGCGCGGCGCATCGCCGAGCGCCAGGGTCTCGAGCCCCACATCCATCCGGACGCGGCCCACATCCCCATCGGCCATATCGACCAGCAGGGTGAGAGCGACATGGCGCTGCTCACGCGCGTGGCTAGGGCGCGCGACTGGGTGCTGCGGCTGGACGGCGAGCGCCTGACGCTGCGCCCACACGCGGGCAACCTGCCACCGGCGCGCGAGCCGCAGCCATGGCGCCCGGCGCTGCACCGGCTGGATGCGCGGCAGATCACGCGCTACGACTACACCAGCAACAGCCGCAGCCAGTACAGCAAGGTCAGGAGCCACTACTACGACCCGGACACCGGCCGGCGCGTGCCGGTGGAAGTCGGCGACGGCCAGCACCCGGATGCGCCCGTCATGGAGGTGCGCCACGACGCCAAAGACGAGCGCGCCGCACGCGATGCCGCCGCCGCCCGCCTGCGCCAGCTGCGGCGCTCAAGCGGCAGCCTGACGCTTGAGTTGCCGGGCGACACACGCCTGCTGGCGGGTCATCACGTGCTCGTGACTGGGCTATCCGATCCTGTCGGCGGGCAGTGGGTCGTTCAGCGCGCCGAGCACACGCTGGATGCGTCAGGCCTGCGCACGCGCATCGAGTGCGTGCCGCCGTCCGAAGGCGGCCGCGCCAGTCAAGACCTGATCGACGAGATCATTGAGGAAGTGCAGTGAGCGACATCAGCCTGATCGACATCCTCCCGCGGCGGGCGCCGAATATCGCCGCGCTCAAACGCTGGATCGGCCTGTCAGCGCGAAGCGCGCGGCCCATCGACGGCATCGACCATCTGCGCCAGTCGATCCTCGACATCGTCACCACCTACCCTGGCGAGCGCATCATGCGCCCGGAATACGGCAGCCGCCTGCGCGACCTGATCGACCGACCGGTCAACGCGCAGTGGCTGGCCGATCTGTACTTCGAGGTGGCCTACGCCATCCAGCGCTGGGAGCCGCGCGTGCGCGTGCTGCGCGTGGCAGCCACGATGGACACGCCAGGCCACGTCACGCTCGACCTGACGCTGCGCCTCGGCGCGCAGGAGCAGCCGCAGACGCTGCGCGTGGAGGTGTGACGATGGGCGTCCAGCAGCGCATCATCAACGTCCTGATCGCGCTCGATCAGCTTGCGTGGGTGCTGCTGACGCTCGGGCGCGGGCATCCTGATGAGACCATCAGCGCGGCCGCCTGGCGCATGGAGCAGCAGGGCAAAATCGCTGGCAGGGTTTTTAGACCGCTAGTTGATTTGCTGTTCCGACCGATTGAAAAAGACCACTGCTACAAAGCGTGGCTTTCAGAGGTTCAGCGGGCGCAGTTGCCGAGCGTTTATAGAGGATGATTATGGTCGATCCTGATGATTTGCACTCCATCGCCAAACAAGCCGATGAAGTCGTTCGTTTTGAACGAATAACGCATCACATCCAGCGAATCCGTGAGGACCAGCACGCTATGCGCGCGGCCATTGAACGGATGAGTGAAGCTGTGACTCGGCTAGCTCTCGTAGAGGAAAGACAGGCTGCGGCGTCTACCGCTATAGATCGCATCGCGCAATCGCTGGAAAAGCTCGACGAGCGCTTGCGCCGTCTGGAGGTGGCCGAGCCGATGCAGGCCAAAGCGACGGAGTGGGTTCAATCTGCATTGTGGGCGCTTGCTACGGCAGCGGTTATGTTTGTGGCCGGTAAAGCGGGGGTGTTCTGA